ACCCCCCGGAACTCGTGTCGTAATACGAGCCGCCACCTCCGCCAAAATTACCGTTACTGAAGGCTACACCTGCATTCACACTTCCGCCACCACCGCCGCCGCCTGCTCCACCCTGAAAATTTTGAAGTCCACCACCTCCACCGCCTCCTAAACTCCCATCTAGTCCGACGTTACGAGGATCCGCAGAAAGTCCGACACCCGCAGTAGCGTAAAAAGAATAAGCGCCACCAGATGCCGTGGTGTCATACCTATAGTTTCTGCCATTTGTCGGATAAATAGACCACAGCATATTGCCTATTGGCGGTGCTCCTCCTGTTCCAGCAACGAAACCAAATTGGAATTGGAATCCCCCTCCCCCTCCGCCACCACCAGAGCGACCATTGTTTCCGGATAAATTTGCGTGACCGCCTCTACCGCCACCGCCAATTTCTGCATATCGAGTTCCGGCAGAAACAATATAAGTAGGCGATCCATCGGTTTGAGAGGCTCCACCTGCACCAATAACTACTTGTAGAGGAGATCCAGTTATTGGAATTTCTATAATAGCAGCGCCACCAAATCCACCGCCAGCGCCAGCAAAACTAGCCCCACCGCCACCGCCGCCACCGACAAGCAGCGCCTCGATACGCTGAGTGCCGGGAGGCACGGCAATAGTCTGCGAAGAAGTAATCGTCGGGGTTTGGATATAACGACTGATTGAGCCGTAAGGTACGCCGGTCCCCGGCCCAGCAAAAGTACCGAAATTCATTAGAAGTCTCCTGCGCGAGTCACGATGACATTGAACGTCTCAGCATTATTAGTTGCTGCTTGCAACGACCAGCCAGATTCCAGAATCAACGCTTGATTAAGAAGCGTGTAAGACCAAACGGCAACTGTGGTGCTAGGAGTAACGGCAGAAACAAGAATTTCTTGCCACAACCGTATGTTGCTGCCATCACTGATAAACAAACGGACAACCCCCGCCGTAGTTGTGCCAGTTGCAACGATATAAATATCGTCGATGCGGGTACCGTTTGTAGCGCCCGTCAGCACGGACACAATGGTGCCAGTGCCGTTGCGGTTGGTGTTAGCCGTTGTAACTTGCGCCGAAGCGTTCTGAACGGTTGACGCGTATTGTGCTGTAGTTGCCATGTGTGTTTACCTCAAACAATTCCGTAAGATTGAACGATGTAGTCCTGAGCGCCGCCACCTGCCGTTTGAAAAGTGGGTAATGCTCCTGCCCCATTGGAAGTCAAAACTTGACCTGCCGTACCTACTGAGGCGATAGATTGATGCGCTCCAGTAGAAGTTGTGCCACCACAAAGCACTGCATAGGCCGTAGCAGTGTTGCGTCCTGAACCGCCTTGAGCAACTGTAAGCGGATTAGTCAGTGTCAGACTTGTGGCTGAAAAGTTTGTACCTGTCAGCGTCGTGATATTCGCTGATGTAAACGTAGCCGTGGTACCCGTAACGGTCGTGATGTTGGCAGACGTATATCCAAGCGTGGTGCCTGTCAGCGTGGTGATATTCGCTGAAGTAAACCCAGCCGTGGTACCCGTAACGGTCGTGATGTTGGCAGACGTATATCCAAGCGTGGTGCCGGTCAGCGTCGTGATATTCGCTGAAGTTGCATTTAACGTGGTCAGCGTCAAACTGCTATTGATAGCCGTCAGATAACTTGTCGCTTCGACAATATCCGTACCGTTATTAACGAGAATTTTTTTCTCGCTCGCAGCAACAGAAACCCCCGTCTGTCCGGTAACTCTGACCGTTACAGCACCCGAGGCGTTGTTATAAATGAAATAGAGTTTTCGTTTGGCGGGGACTTCGACGAAGGTATTGCTACCCCCCGTGCCCGTCAGTTCGATGTACATGTTACGGGCAACGCCCGTCACACCATCGGGGATAGTGATGGTCGTCGTGTTACCCGTCGTTACGGCTTGCGTAACGTAACCCGAAATGGCCTGCTCAATGAGCGTGCCAAGGTTAGTATTGGTAGTGTTACCCCACGTACCGGCTTGGTCTCCCGTGCCGATAAGCTCAAGGGCCAGATTAGTGCTGAATGTGCTAGACATTTACGTACCTCACGCCGCGATTTGTGTCCAGTTCGCGTTCTGATCAGTATCAATTAATCCCCAAACATTTACCGCAGGTGTTTGCGAACCAATACTACCTGTCGCAGAGACCCCCGTCACGATATACCTAGACTCGACCGTTACAGTCCCGGTTTGCCCTGTTGCCGATACCCCGGTAACAAGATACTTCGAGAACTGCTCTGCCGTACCAAGTTCGCTCGTTCCTGCAACCCCCGTGACCGGGAATATGCAATCAAGAATGAACGAAACAGTACCGGTTTCTCCTGTCGCTGCCAGACCCGTAACCGCAAGCACCTGATCGGTAAATACGGTTTCATCACCCAGTTCACCCGTGGCTTCAAGGCCCGTGACAACCTGAGTATGCCCAGCAATAACAGTAATAGCGCCAAGTGCACTTGTGCCTTCTAGCCCCGTGACAGACAAAATCTGTTCGGTGACAAAAGAAACTGTGCCAACTTGGCCCGTACCCGAAGCACTTGAAACAGGGATAATAAGTTCAAGGAAGACAGTGATATCACCAACTTCCCCGGTGCCCTCTACACCTGTCTCAATAACAATCGCATCGGCAACGACAACTTCATCACTAAGTATCGCTTGGGCTTCTACGCCGGTTACGTCTACAAGAATCGTAACCGTGACATCTCCTACCGCACCTGTCGCAGTAAGATTGCCAACACCTTCGCCCCAACCTTGTTCGCCCCAGCCTACGCCGGAAGCGTTCCAACCGTCGAAGGCGACAATGACGCCTGCCACGGCTGTTGCCTAATTAAGCGATGCGGAGGATCGCGGTCGAAGCAGCAGCCGCCGGGAACTGGATGGTGAAGTTACCAGCCGTCGAGGTTTTGTCACCACCGAACGCCAGCACTGCCACAGCCTTGTTGCCCTGAGTCGCGTTGTAGATCAAGGCACCGTTGGCCGTGATCGTAGCCGAGGCCCAAGTCGTGTCATCAAAGTCCAAAAACGCCGTCGTACCGGTCGAAGTCGGAACCTGAGAAACGGTCAAGGTATTGCCACCCGCCGTGTAGTTCGTGCCAGACGAAGACACTTCATCCGAAGTGGAATACGCCGTAGTCGCAGCGCCCAACGTCGCCGACGAAGTGAACAAGGCAATCTTGAACACATCGGGGGCTGCTGAAACACGAATTACCGACGAGCCGAACGCATGAATGCCGTTAAGGATTTCAACCTTAAACGACGTTGCCATTGCTTGAGAAATAGCCATTAGTCTTCTCCAATAAGTTTCGCTAAATCGTGATGCCCATTTTTTGCGAGCTTGGCACGAATAGTCTTACGTTCAGACTCTTGTGCTTCTCGTAGATATTTGATCAAGACTTCCTTGATCCTCTCCTTGTACTCCAAAGCCTGCTTAGCAATCTCCGGAGACGCAGAATCACTAACATAAATAAAACGATCAATGGCACGCTCAGCGATTTCTTCCGCCGTAAACCCGCGCCCATCAGTGGTGTAGACCTTTACTACACCGAGATCAACCACCGACATATTGCTCATGTCACTGCAATCCTAGCTTGGCCAGAACGGTATGCATCCTGACGATCCAAGCCGTCGCCAAGACGTTTGAGGAGAGCCAACGACTCCTGATACTTCTGCTCGTAATACTGCATTAAATCAGCATCGCCCTTGAGGTAGGTATACGCTTCGCGCAACGAACCATAAAGCAGAACGGTTTCAAAGTTATTCCCAAGCCACGTGGTATTCACGTTCACAATCGATGCCGGGTAATAGTAGTAATGCAACTCCATCGAATACGTATTGTCAGGGGTTGGCCCTAACAACATAGTCGTGTCGTCGAATATCGCGTAATACGCTGGCTTACCGTACGAGTTGGGAGGCGGGTACGCAGCACGGATGTAATTCACATCCTTGTTCAGCAAATACTCGTATTCCCCAGTAGTAGGATCGATGACTGCCAATGAGAACGTCGAAAGCCAATCAGTCGGCAATTCAAGATAC